GTGAAGATAAAATCTGATACGAAACATTTATTGAAAGCCTCCGAAATTGATTCCATTGTAATGACTTCCGCATTTAATCCAGAACGATTAGTTTGAGATGCTGTCCAAACACAACATTTTTGTGTCTGCGCTAATGCTCGAAGCTGTTCATAAATAGTCTCTAACTCGTGCCTTTTCTCTCTTAATGTTGACTCGGGTCGTAATAAATCTCCATAGTCAACAATAATCATATCCGGCTTCAGTTGTCGATTTTTTAATTTTTCTACATGATTTTTTATAGTTCTAACACTGGCTGTTTTCGTAGGGTACTCTTTAATAATTAATGTGCCGCCCAAAGCCTCTACTGTTTCGTAGATTTCTTCTTTGAAGGTACTCAAGTCATTGAGGGGGATACCAGTGATGCAACTATCGAATCTAGAGCCAACCACCGTATCAGCCAGTTCTAATGTGTAATAAACAACAGTTTTCCCAGCCAAAAGCGCTTGGGTACCAAGATGCACGAGGGCCATACTTTTTCCCGCTCCTGTTGGGGCAATTACAACTCCCAACTCTCCTTTCCCCAGGCCCTGCATACAGATTTCATCTATATATTGCCAACCGGTCGAGAGAGGATCCCGTACCTTGAGAATGAAGCGTTGTTCGAAATCTTTTAAATAATCATGACCGAAATCGGAATCTGCTCCCAGTTTTAGAGCCTCATTGATAACTCCTGCTATTTCATCAAACGAAGAATTTTGAAGAAGTTTTACTGACTTTAGCATGGCTTCTTTTAGCTTTTGTTTGCGACAAAAATCTAGCGTTGTCGTGGTAACATAATCTCGATTCTCTATATCTGCTTTATGAATGCGAGCAAAAAAATCTCTTATTTGTTTTTGAACCGCCTCATTATGCTCTTGCAATTCAGTCCTGAGAATTGACTTCATCACCTTCTCGGACGGGTGAACTGAAAATTTCTCCCGGTACTTGAGGATTAACTCCACAAAGACCTGAAGATATCTTAACTCCAAAAAATTTATGTCAAGCACTTCTGAGATTTGATCCGCGAATGGGCGATCCAGCAAGATTAGGTGGCACAGGCTTTCTTGGAAATCTTTTCCGTAACGACTAAAGTCTTCTTTATGAGATTGGGACATCTTTCTCCAATAATGTTAATATAACACTATTTTATTCCAACGTCAAGCTGAAATTATAATTCTTTTAAATGTGCTGAATAAATCCGAGGTGTTCCAGTCTCCAAAACCATCTTCTATCATGCGTTTGATGGATCCCATTTTATTAAATTGGGGTTCAAAATTTTCAATTGTTTCATTAATATAAGTTTTCCCCACAATCGAGATAGAGGGGGAATACAATTGCATAATTTTATAATTGTCTTCTATAATCTCTCGGGAATCAATGATATTTTCAAAAACTCTGAGGCCGGTATTATCATTTTCACAACTTTCAATTAGCTGTGAGATGGTTACATCAGCCTCTTCTTTGAAGAAAGGAAATCTTTTGGAAATAGTTTTTAATCCCACGCCCGAAACTCCATCTAAGTTATCCGACTTGTCGCCCACCACGGCTCGGGCCATGGCAAAGTTGGTGGGGTGAATACCAAAATCTTCTATGATGGTATTCATATTAAGAAATTTCTTCTGGATGGGTCTATAAAGAATGGTTTCGTCATCGCACAACTGAAAGAAGTCTTTATCACTTGAGACGATTAATTTTTGCCAACCCCTATAATGCGGAGTTTGCGTGACATGAGCGATAATATCATCAGCCTCGACTCCATCTATCATTAACTGGATAATGGGCATTTCATTTAAAAGTTCTATCAGGCGCATTTGTTGCCACACCTTATTGGCCAGCTCTTGATCTTCCGTAAGATTTCGAACATTACGGTTTAACCGAATTGGCTTTCGCCCTTCCTTATAATTTTTATTTGTTATTCTGCGCCTTTGGGATCCCCCGACACCATCCCAAGCAATAATAATGGCGTCCGGTTTCATATCCCGGCAAAGCTTTTGCAATATTTTAATAAAGCCCTTGTAACCACCAATGGGATTCCCCGTTGGAGACAAACTTGGGTCTACAATATAAGCACGAAAATACGCGTTAAGCGCATCTATAATCATTAAGCGTTTCATTTCAACTCCATAAGATAGGAAAGCCCTCTCTACATTACTAATATAACATAAAAAGGGCCGCTTTGCAATCTAAAAGATGTAAATTTAGTGTGCGTTGGTTCTATTCTTCGTTGTCATAAAAATCTTCAGCTTTTCCTTCGCGTTTATCGAATTTCATGATAACCTCTTCATCCATAATCTGAAAAACTCTGCCTCGGAATTTTTCTTCCTGCATTTTTTCAAGCCATTTAGATGCTTGAAATTTTTCGCCAGATCCATCTTCAAAAATCATTGTGTACCAAGCCCCAGACTGCTCAATATTTTTAGAACCTTTCACAGCATCAAATAAGGATTCATCATCTTGGATAGCCACCTCATCGCTGCCCCATAAAATTCTAAAATTACAGCGTCGACCCTGAGTACCGAACCGCGATTTCTCTAACTTGACTTTAACTTCGGAACCAATCCGAAATCCATTATCGTCTAACACAAAACTAGCTTTAGCTTTACGCCCCGTTAACCAAATGCGCAAAGAGTAAGTATAATTCATTGCTTTGCCGCCGGGGGTAACATACGGAGTTGTCATAGCTTCAGCAGCAAATCTAGTAATATTGGTCTTAAGTTGATTCAAAACTAAGAAAGTACATTTGTGTTGAGCAATAGATAAAGTTAGTTTTGCCATCCCTTTAGCTAAAATTCTAGCCTTGACTGCCATAGATGATTGGGGATTAAAATCCCCCTCAATGTCAGAGATAGCAGGCGTCTGGGCAAGCGAATCCCAGATAAAAAGAATCTGACCCGGAACGCTACCCAACAAAGTTTCAATTGTTTCAAGAACAAATTCTACTGATGTAGGCTGGATGTAGAGAATTTTATCCACATCGCAACCGGCCCGTTCCAGAAACGCGGGATCCAGCGCAGATTCCGAATCAAAGTATACCACATCAATCCCCATCTTTTGAGCATTGGCGGCCACTTGTGCGGCCATGTAGGACTTACCAGTAGATTCTAAACCAGCGATTTCAGTTACTTTACCAACTGGGATTCCAGCTAACTGGCCGCGACAAATAATAGAATCCAGCCAGCGCGAGCCGGTTGGTATCCATTGAGTTACTTGCGTCGGATTATCTTCTTGTAAATTATGAGCCACTGTCATCCCGGCCTTCTTATTCACAAGTTTCCGCATATCGGCAATTGATAATTTGCCAGTATTTTGTTTTTTACCCGTCTTCATTTGAAGTAGTGCTCGCCTCACCAATGTCAATTACCTCAATATCAAATTGAAGATTCTTGCCAGCCAACGGATGATTTAAATCTACAGTTACCGTAGTCTCATTAAGTTGACTAATGGTGCCTACCAAATTATGTCCTTCGGGGGTAGAGAGAGGGACTGGGAGCCCTTCTGCCAATTCCAAGCCTTCTGGGAAAGCTTGCCGGTCGATTTCAGTGTTGGCTTCGGGATTAATATCCCCATAAGCGTCATTCGGTGTAAGAGTTATGGTCTTTTTATCGCCCACGGACATGCCGACAACCGCAGCATCGAAGCCACTAATCATTTGACCTACGCCTACCTGAAATTCGATAGGTTCACCGCGATTGTATGAATTATCGAACTCTGTCCCATCGGTAAGAATTCCACGATAGTGAACCTTAACTTGGGTACCTTTTTGTGCTTTTAACATATTTATATTTCCTTTGTCTTGTTAAAAAAATGAGGCATCTGTAATCCCATGCCTCCCTGCGGATTAAAATTAATTTCCTAGCAAATCTTGAAAAGCTGCATCGACACTAGTAGTAGTCGGTACACGAGGCGCCGTAGATACGGCTGTTTCCTCGTCATCTCCAAGAGTATTCATAAACTCATTGAAAATTGCCTCTACTTCCTCTTGCGGTTTGCGAGTGAAAAGATTTCCCATATCAGGAACAGTCTTGAGAAGTCGAGCGCACTCTTCTTCGCCTCCAACTGCATCGTCACAAAGGGGCGATGTGCGACGACGAGGGGTCAGAGTAGTCTTCGGGAATTGTGCTCCCGGCGGCTTTCCGTACCCTAGTGTCAGGTCAGTTCCATCCTCACAATCGGTAATATCACCGTACTCAGGGTTGAGAACCAAGTTTAAGAGAGCGGTATAAGCTTCCTTACCATAGCCCCAGGTTCGAACGCCTTCGGATTCTTCGCCTCGGACCAGAACTGGTGAGAAGAAACGTTGGCGAGGTGACATATCCTTTGCCAACTTCAACGTATCGGTGTCCTGTGAACTATTGTACTCCTTCCAGAGTTGATCTTTGAAATCACAGATAGGACATTCATCTCCGAAGTTCTTCTTGGGGCAAAGAATACCAGAACGGTTCTCTCCACCAAGGTTATAATGGAAAAAATAATCCTTGAAGGGATCTCCATCGGCAGTCGGGACAATGCGAATTACCTGCTGTCCGTCTTGGGGCTTCCAGAAGCCACCTGCCTTGTTTTTGTTTTTGACTGCATCCAGTCGTGCTTTGATTTTAGTAATGTCTA